CCGTAAAGCCAGTGGGAGCCGTGAGGCCTATGCTTGTAATATATCCGCCGCTTGTCCAAGCAGTGCCCGTGCCTGTAGAAGACAACAGCTGACCGCTTGTTCCTGCAGAGTTGGATGAATCATAAATTGCACCTTGAATGCGAGCGCTACCAGTAACGTGCAACGCTTGGGTAGGAGAGGTCGTTCCTACACCAATACGCTGGTTGCTGTCAATAGCGAGAGCTGGAGCAGCGCCATCAACAGAGAAGCGAATAGAACTGTTAGAGGTTACCGTTTCTGGATCGGCATTAATAAATAAGCTACCAGTTGAATCTGTGTAGATAGATCCTAAAGAATCTGTTCCATCATAGAAATTGATAAGGCCACCGTCATTTCCGCCGCTTTTACCAATTCTTAAAACGCTACGGGTAGCGTTACTCTGAGGTAAGGATCCAACGCCAAAGTTTCCTCCAGTAAAGAGGCCAGTAAACGGGGTATTTTGTCCGTTTGTTAACTCACCAGAAGACGGTGCACCAGCGGTACTTCCAATGGTTATTACGTTTCCGTAAGTATCTTTTATCGTTTGACCTCTTAAATCCATCTCTTAGTATTTTACTCTTCTTCGTCCCACACCCTGTATGTATGGTTCCAAACAATTAATGCTGTATTCCAAATGTAATTTCGGACTATTCGACCCGTCTCTATAAACGTATTGGTTATTTGAAAAGCTATACCGAGCATCTCTTATCCAATATAAGCTAACACACTTCCAGACGAACAAGTGACTTCAGAAAAAATTCCATAAATAGAAACCCCAATAAACAGAACAGCGCCATCAAGCGAATCTCCATTTTCGGACGCTACAGTCACCACTGAATCCTCAAGAGCATAGACGGCTCGGTAGTATTCTCCAGCAATAGGTGTGGATGATGCGGTTATTAAGCGAAACCCATTTTCAGCAAAAGCAAGTTGCTGGTAGTTGCTTGGGTTTGCGAGATTTTCATAAGACATAATTAGAGTAGAATTTAAAGATTTAGACTGAAACTCTTGCTTTTACAAAAGTAGTTATTATTTATTGAGTATAATGTCAACAATGTCAGTCTCCTCTTCAAGTTCTGGGCGCTCTCCTTTGCGTTGAGAGATAAGCTTGGACTGTTGAACAGCTTGTTTTTTAACACGCTCATCCTTACGGTCTTCTTTCTCTTTCTCAAGGTTTTGCTTTACTCCAGATTCAATTTGCTGTTCGGCAACACCGTAACGACCTTTTAGGTCTTCAAGCTGCATCTTAAGCTGATACTCCAATTGCATAAGCTGTGCTTTTGCTTGCGACTCCAGTTGAATCTTCTGAGCTTCCAATTGAGCCTTCATTTGATCCTCCTGCATCTTACCCTGTGAGGTAGCCATTGCGGTCTGCTGGTTCATCTGGGCCTGCATCTGTGAGTTCTGAGAAGCAATCTCTTGCTGTTGCTTGATGCGCTTCTTGCGACGTACAACGAGCAAACGCTCTGCTTGGTCAATATCGCGCAACTGGCGGATAGCAATAGCATCTTCCAAGTCAATCTCCCTTTGAGAAAGGGCCACTTGAATATTCTGCTCCAAATATGCGCGGTCTACCTCATTCATATCACTAACGACGCGAACACCGAAGTTGTACATAGGAAGTTTGGAGAAAGAACTAAGCACCTTCATATTCTCCTTTCCGATGGCGTTCTCATATGCTTGATACAAAATACTCTTTGGTGGAACAATTTGCAAACACTTCACAACGTCCTCGCATACGCGACGATACAAAACAAGAGATGCGTTTGTAATATCATACAACGCATTGTTTCCAGCGGCGAGCTGCTGTTGTCGGACACCTACCAATTGGTCTCCTTTAGGGGTCGTTCCGTCCATTACCTCGTTAATTCCCGTAGCGTCACGGATCATACGCAGGTAGTGGTTATATAGAGCGATAAGCTCATTAATATTTCGGATGCTATTGTCAAGCGGACGCACGGGCGGATTCTGGAATCCTCCTTCTGGGTTCTTACTGCGATAATAGAAGACACCAGTTTGTTCGTAGATGTCTTGAATGTCTAGCGGTTGCAACTCTCCACCCCTGCCGAGCTGGACGTTTTCTAGTCCCTCGATATCCACGAGTAGTCCGTCAGGCTTCGCTTTAGCTATCGCCTGCTGAATCTTTAAGTGCGAAAGTTGAAGCTGGTCAGCAAATCCAATGACTCCAGAAACCATACTCTTAGGAATCATCCGACGGATATTAGTTGCAATCACGCTATAACTCATACGTGTACGGCTAAGGTCGTGTACGTTTTTAGGTACATTCTTTTTAAGGCCGTAGTTGTAGATATAGTTTGTTCCAACAATAAAGCACCCACCATAAAGCGTAGCGTTTTGCATATATACAGCCTCGCGGTCGTAAACGCTATTGCTTGGGGCGTTATATTTTTCTCCCTTGTAGTAGAATCCAATGTTTCCATAAGCGCTTGTCTTCTTTTCAAAGATGACATTGTCTACACTTATAAACTCAAAGTCCATCACATTGATGGTATATTGGTCATAACCGTAGTTATAGCGTTCAAGGTTGGCATCAAAATTAGCAGTATCAAGACGATTCGGATTATTGCCAAAACGGTTCATTACCGTGCGGGCCATATTCTTGTACTCCTCCTCAGTGAATTGGTCTCCAGCAATACGCTTTAATTCGGTGATAGACATACTTTGCATATGCCCTGCATATACAAGGTCAGAGAAGTTTGGATCATCCGTGTAGCTGTGCACAAAATATGCAGGGTCTACGTACTTTGTGACAATACCATAGTTGGGGTCGTTTTCACGCTTGACAACAGCCATACCAACAGTAACCAAATCGTCTACACAGCGACGATAGATACGCTCATCAAAGTCGTTCCAAGAAAGGGTGAGGTTAATGCCAATCTGGGCAGCAATCTCTGCTGCTGTTTTTACGTTTGACTCCAAGAAGATTTCAACCTCTTCTGGCGTTTCTGGAAGCTCATTGGGGTCTACCTTAACCTTAAGGCCTGACGCTTTTGCTTCTTCAATAATGTCGCGGTTCTCAACGCGAATCTTTACCTTGTTCTTTTCAATGTCCTTTTCGTTGCGAGACAAAGGGTCAATAGCCTCTACATTCGGATACATCCGAGATGAGAGGATTTTATTCACTACAATCTTTACAAACTTAGGGACAATAGGTACAGGAGTCCAATCCAGAGACAGTAAAGCGCCGTCACCGTTGTTAGGATCCAGCGATGTGAGAATCTGTTTATAGATTGAAGTATTTTGTGTGCCGTTTGCATAGTCACGTGAAATTTCAAATTCCCGCCAGCGTTTCGCATACAGGGAGCCGTCAACATCCACACCTCCCCACTGGGAGTAGATAGCCTTAGCATATTGCAGTCCATATTGCTTGGTTAGCTTCTTGGATTGCTCTGCTAATGGATCTGGGAAAATAGACTCGTAATTTGATGATTTTCCAGTATAGTCCATTTAGTAAGTACTTTATGGACAAAGATACAAATAACAATTAGCGGCTAATTGGGCGTACCTTCCTGAAAAACACCTTGCTGTCAAAGTCGGATTGGGGTTTTTGTTTTACTTGTTTTTGTGCCGCCAAAAGAGCAAGTCCACTTGAAATGGACAAGTCAAATTTTGTACGATCGTCTATCTTAAAGTTAATCCAGTCCTCTAGCGTTCTGTTAAAATACATCTTGCCATACTCGCCCGAATTATTATTCATTCCTACGTAATCGTGAATGTATGCTTCAATAGCTTGGGCGTGAGCTTGGATAATGTCTTGAGAGTTGGATGGTATACCTTTTGTTTTGACTTTTACGTGCATTGTTCCAGCACCAAGATGTGCAGGTCTATCCATTAGATATCCATCGTAACCTCTTGATTCAAAGTATCTTGCGATACCATACTTGTTGTTTTCTATCAGTATTGGGTATCCATAGTAGACAGCAGCCATCAATACGTCTTCATAAAAAATCTTAGCAAGTGGTGGTCTCGAAGCATACTCAGCGACAAACATATTGCTGGGATGCTCCATATTAAACTTATTGAAGATGTGACACGCACCCTTAGATGAGCGATAGTCTACAGTAGTATCAATATCATAAGAGTCAACGCCGCCGCATCCATAAGCAGCATTAGGAGCAACACGTTTACCATAGTCCTCTTTTCTTTTATTGCGCATAGTGTCTGGAGGTAGCCACGTAATACGCCATCGCCCGTTGGAGTCTGGCTTAAACAAAACCTCTGTATCCTGTTCGCCGCCACGCCAAACAAAGTTCCCAACAACAACAGGGTTTGGATAAAGATCGTCGTTGTACTGAACCTGCTCATATATCTTTTGGATATTGAAGAGGCTACTCTTTGTAGAATCACGGAAAGCTTCATCCTCCGTAAAAGGGAACTGCCTAATAATTTCATTAAGTTCGTAGCTGTTGTGTTGTTGGCCCTTTCGTTCGTTTTTGAGAAATGTCTTTGCTCCTATATCAGTAAATGTGCCATCCTCAGTTAAGACGGGCTTCTCGGGGTCCTCTATAATAGGATTACCGTATGGGTCAAAGAATCCTTCTAGCGCTTCGTATGCTGGAATGAAGATAGCATAAAGTCCGCTCTTTGTGCGACCGTTTTCGTTGCGGTCTCTGGGGTCTGAATCGTAGTACAGGTCGCGGTACTCACGACCTCCTTTATCCAGTGGATTGACGGTAGAGCCCACAAGGGCCTTTCCGATAATACGACGTCCAACCAACAGACAGGTTCTGTGGATTCGCCACACCTCTCGGATATCAATACCCTTTTCAAACTTACCCGCCTCATCCAAAAACAAGACGTGAGTCTTTGATCCGTCGTAGGCATTGCTTACCGTGTTCTTCCAGTTGATGACCGTATCAAGAGCCTCTCCTTTCTGGACGCTTTTGTTCTTTTTGGTTATACGCTTAGAGGGCTCTCTGAAGGCTAGTTCTTGACGGGGGTTTGTCGTACCATCCAAGATAGGCTGGAAGAAAAAAGGATATGACTTAAAGATGGGCACCACTTTGCTGGAGAAAACAGCAGCTTGAGCATCCGTACCCGTCTTACTCATAATGCCCAACAGCTTGTCTTTTACCTGTGTGGCTTCGTCTACCAAGACAGCTGAGCTCATATTGGTATATCCGCTACGGCGACACTTGGTATAAATTTGTCCCATACTGCGTGGGTCCGCTTCGCAGGCCGCCTGATGGATAAACAGCCTGCGCTGAAACTCCAGATAGCTTGGATAGCCAATATCAATCTTGCTCCACTGCAGAAACATATAGTGGTGTCCAGTAATGTATGTTGGAACACCATTATTGTAGAACCATACGCCATTGCGACGGCGCAAGAACTCCTGCTCGATATATGGGCTGTACTTCTGCTGGAACTCCTTAGGGGTTGCGTACCAGTCGTCCATCGTCTTGATACCAGCTAATTCTCTGGGAATCTCTGTTCTTTCCCAGCGCTGGTCCTTCTTGGGCTTGTCGTGAAACAGGATGTCTTTCTTAGCTGGCTTCTTGGGAAGTTGTATCTTCAAAAAGGCAATCTCAATGATTTCACCCTCTGTATCGTCAACACAGATATTGATAACAGTATCCCCTTCTGTCAATCTAAGGCCTGACATTATTTCTTAATAAATTTCTCCGCAAAGCCACCGCGATAGTCAGCTTCCTCTGCAATACCTCCATTGTCCGCTAGCGAGGCCACCATTTCGGCGAGCTTTTGTCTTTCTACAATTAACTCCTTGCAAGCCAGCGCAGTATCCTTGATAGCTTGAAGCTCTGCTTTACGTGCAGACCCCGTAAGGTCTTGATCTACAGGCTTTTGTATCTCTGCCGTCATATTGCGGATAGCCTGTTCCATTGCGTAGATAAGATTCTGAGCAGCGTCAGCTGTTGAGTATACTACCTTTCTACGACCGTTAGATGTTGGATTAACATTCGCCATAGCTTTTCGTTTTCAATTTCCATTTCGTAGTCCGCATCCTTTTGAAAGAAGACCACATCTCCGACAACAAGACCTTCGTCTTTAATCTTGTCGCTAGCGTATTTAATTTTTCCCTTCTCGTTGCGGGGCGTGTCATATGAGACTATCTCAAGCAGATCGCTCTTTAATTTAGGCTCTGGCTTAATAGGATCAAGGAATACCCAGTCGCCTAGTGCAATAATCTCTCCAGTGTCTTTCTTCTTGACAGCGTAAGCCTGTGATGAAAACCCTCCGTCTGGATTATAGAGCACTTGATATAAGTCGTAGTCTTTATCTACTAGCTGTGGGGTTATAACAACGTGATGGTGGAAGTACAGCGTGTCGCCCTCTTCTACTCCAGTATTGTACTTCTGAGGAACGCCAACAACAGTGCCCTCCATTACGCGATGTTCAAACTCGTTGAACTTGGTGTCAATGTAAATTTCTACATCGCCAATCCTCTTGGTTTCTTTAACGCGCTCAGGCACGTTAACAATAAAATGAAATAGTGGTCGCATCAGAAGTTGCAATCAAATTCAAGCAATACGGGGGAGTTTTCAATAGCCTTCCACAGCATAACGCCCTCTGTTCCCTTAACATATATAAGGTACCTACGCTCTTTGTACTTGTGAAGATGTTCTCCGTCTAGAATGATGCAGTCAACTTCTGCGTCTCCTGCTCGCTGGCCCACATAGTAAGCCATAGCCTTGAGTGGGTCATTGCCCACAATGATTTTACGAATGATATTCATTTCAAATAAATTTAAGCGTCACCTCCGCCACCTAACCAGTAGTCAACATTCCCATAGTCGGGATTGTCCTCTTCGTTAAATGTTGCAGCGAGATGGGTCATTAGCGATGCCATCTCCGACTCATTGTCTACAAAGATACTGGAAACGGCATTGACTCGGTAGCGACCATCTTCTTCTTCTTGATCCAAAAGACCAACGCAAAGAACACTCATATAGTCGTCTTCTAAGTCGTGGATTTTAGCAAGATCCTCGATCTCCTCAAACTTTTCCCGAACCTTTATAAAAAATTCAATTTTATTTTGATTATTTTCTGCCATATTACGTCAAGTTCTTAATTCCAGTTACGCTTCCTCTAATATAAATCGTTTCACCCGAAGAATTCGATGCTTGGGTGACAACATTTGTTCCAGAGATTATAGCGTTGAAATTAAGAACATCTGGAGTAAGAGATCCAAACGTAACATAAATACTATCGTTTACGACTGGACTAACGCCAGCGCTATTTGAATCCCACACCACATCAAGGCGGCCTACGCGTTTTTTTGTTTCAGTGGCGTTATACACAACATAATTTATACTCAAACATAAAAAGTTTGTGTATACCGTATTAAACCACGTTCCGTTAGTTGTTGAGTTTGGAATGTCATAACTTTCAGCAGACCAAAAAGCTGAAGCTGGACCATCGTTTTGTTCAAAGACAGCGATGTAACGTCCCTTGTAAACAACCTGCGTTTCGTTAAACGTAAACAAAGAACTGGCCCCAAGAGCTCCAGCGTTGTTGTATTGAATCTCAGTATCAGATCCTGCGGCAGACACAACTACGCCCGTGTTGATATACGTCTTAAGATTGGCAAGGGTGATATACTTGTGGGCTGTGGCGGAAGCGTCATAGATAAAGAAGCTGTCTGCTGTTGCTGCTGTTTCGTTGGTGAGCTGGCTAAGTGTCGTTGGGGCATCTAAAGAAATTACATCGCTTGTAAAGTCAATAGGAGCTGTAGCCGTAATGGTAGCACCCGATGTAAAAGCAGCAGATCCAAGCGTGCGCTTGATAACATTTCCGCTTGCATCAAGGAATAATGCGCTTGTTTCGGTCTCGCCCGTTGTAGGGGTCACTCCAAACAGAAGCGTTCCGTTTACCTCTACTTTGGTGGTAGATAGTTTAAGCGCAGTGTCGTTTCCTGCGCCATCCTCAATGACTTTTGTTGTAGATGTTGCTGTCCCGCTCTCTAGCTTCAGAAGCGAGGGATATGCATCTTTAACTTTTTGACCAGCAAGTGTTGCCATAATAAAGTACTTTTGTACAAAGATACATTTAATTCAATTGCCTATGGGATCTAAGAAGATCCATAAAAAAGAAGACAAGAAGTTCCGCGACTTCGTCTACTTGGATAACCGTCCCGCTACGCCCGCTAAGTTTTATTACGTTGGCATACGATGGGCCAGAGATCACACAGGACTACAGGCCCGACAGATAGAGTTTATGCTGTTTGTCCACGACCTTGAGTTCTTTACGATGGAATGGGTAGCTCAACAGCTAAGTGTCAGTTACCCTCAGGCACGAGACAAGCTTATTGGTCCTCTGGTACGCCAAGAGTACCTATACAAGTACTTTGACAGGTTTGCTGTTCCCTTAGATGATGAAGGTATGTGGTTCAGAGACGAACACCGCTGGAACTTTCGTGTACGCTATGCACTCACCCAAAAGGGTAAGCTGTTCCTTAGTAGGTTCTATAAAGTAATGAGTGGAGAGGAGAAGCTAAGGCTTGAATACCACGAGCGAACTGTCCATACCGAGAAGATACCAAAAGAGCAGAAGGGTCCCACAAAGACCCGCCTGCGTCATATAAAAGGTGTAGAGGATAGTCCTATGGCTAAGAAGCTCCTACAGAATAAAATTAATGCTCGGAAAGAATCCGAAAGGGCATCTCAAGGGAAGCCCCCTTGTGGGGAGTAAACTTCCCCTCGTGCTGCATTAGATAGTAACGGCCTCCTTTATTCATCCAGTGGTAACCCTCTGGTGCCTTTACCATCTTTTTAATATCTTTCTTTTTCGTCTTCATAAGATAAACTTGTTTATCGGTGAGGAGTGTAACGACTCATTTCTTGGCTCTGTTTTTAGCGGCCTTCATAAACCTACGCTCATCGTGATCATAATCCATACCATCACCATTGCCGTACTTGCCAGCTTTGCGATTGGTCTTATTAAGAAAAGCACGATACTTCTTGCGCTCCTCAGTGGAGTGGTATTTTGTATCGTACTCCTTCTTCTTCTTTTTCGCTTCAGGATTTGAATCGTAGTACTTCTTAGTCTTCATCTTCTTCGTAGAAGCAAGCCTTCACTTTATAATGGGTAGGAGTCATCTTACCAGCTTTGACAGCAGCCTTGATTTGAGCCACAGCTTCCTCCAATGAAGGAGCCTTGACCATAATCATCTGGCTATCGTCCATATGCCCTCCGTCGTTGTACTTCTTGATTTTCATCACTTCTTCATTTTGCGCAACATAGCAAAATCATCTTTGGAGATCTTACCATCTTTGTTAGCATCAAGAGCAACCTGTCCGCCTTTGAGGTACTTCTTTACCATTCCTCCCTTAGAGAACTTATCGCGAAGCTTCATAAAGCGCTCCTCGTACTTGGTACGCTGTGCTTCTCCACCAACGGGGCTGGAGGGCGTATTGCGATACTTGCGCATCATCTCATCAAACTCCTTTTGCTCTTGGGGAGTCATAGGCTTCTTGGAGTACTTCTTCATCTTTCCTCCACCTTCGTATTTCTTAGCCTTCATAGTTTAGGTATTTAGTCTTTCCGTTTTGTTTAACAGCTTTTAAAATCTGGCCTCTGTTATGACCATAGTGGTAGGATACGTGTACCCAGTCAGGACACTCGTTGTCTCCGAACTCCCAGATGAGCTGATCGAATACCAAGTTATCCTTTATATAGTTGAACACCTCTGTGTTCTTTCCTTCACACTTACCTGCGCATATATCAATATCTGCTGCTGCACCATTGAGTGCGCAATGCTGAGACGTACCACTACCTCCAACAGCTTTATTGAGCTTGGGTACGCGCAGGCCACTTGTAATGGTTATAGGACCCAGCGCATCACGCAGAGGTTGCAGTACGCTTTCGCATAACTCACGCATAAACTCTATTTGCTGTTCATTGGGTGTATTGTCAATACCAAGACGCTTAGCCGTCACCGACTTAGTCATCTCCGATAGAGAAAAGTTTTTACTCAGTTGCATAAGGCAAAGATAAATCTTATTGCAATAGGGGATAGTCCCATACAAAAGTTCTGGGTCATCCCATACTATTTATTGGGATCATCCCATACTTTCCTGTGAGGAGCTCACAACCTTAAGAAGCGTGTTATAACATCATTTGGAAATGTCATTTTTTTGCTGTAACTTCGCCTTGTTATTAGCGAGGAACAAACGCAACGACATTATCACAAACCGATAATTCACTCTCGCTCCCCTTGACAGCACC